GGAAGTAGACAATGCTAAAAAAGAACTTACAGAGGATACCTTTCACCAGGAATACATGGCAGAATTTAGGAAACACACTGGCCTTGTACATAAGAATTGGGATAGAGATATACACCTAATTGATGAATTTGATGTTCCACGTGAGTGGATAAGGGGGAGAGGATTTGATTTTGGAGAATTAAATTATACAGCAAGCGTAAGGATAGCTATAGACAATGATGACAACTGGTTTATAGAAAAATGTTATTTGAATAACAGCGCAAATACAAAAGGTCATGCTGAAGTTATTTTAGCAGAAGATTATGGTTTTAGTTTTGTTCCAAAATGGGGCGATCCATCTGGCAAACAATGGATGGAAGATTTTAGGATACATGGTGTAAACATTGAACCAGCAAATAAACATGTTGGACAGGGTTTTACTGGATGGGTAGAATATTGTGTTGAAAAGGTAAATGAAAGATTAAAACCAACAATAGGACATACTGTGAGATTGCCAAATGGAGTAACTATTAATAATGCTCCACGTCTTTTCGTTATTAAAAACGGGAGAACGGATAAGTTTATAAGTCAAATAGAAATGTTATCATGGAGAGAAACAGCAACAGGGGATTTCACACCAATATTTGAGGATAGTGGTGATCCGACTGGAGGTCATTACGATCTTATGGCTGCTTTACGTTACTTCGCAGTAAGTTATAGGAAAGAAACACCACTTACGGATATTCCTGATGATACTAAGTGGGTAGAAAACTTATGATATATAATCTGTCCATAAGAGAACATAATATACAACCGCACATTGATATTGAAAATGAAATATTTAATAAAAAGAATGGTTTATTTACTTTTATTATTGCCATAAATGGTGGTAATATAGTTAATTTTCTTGTATTGGAGGAAGAAGATGCGGGAAAAACCTACCCTAAGGAGTTTATTGTCCAGAAATTTACCATTGCATACAATAGTGGAGAATGTAGTCAGGCAGATGCAATATGGACAAGTGACTTTTTACGTTGAATTAAAGGATGGCATAGCCGATATCAAGACTCTAAAGATGCTTAAAACTAGAAGAAAAAAATATGAGTTGACAAAAAAGAAATAACAGTGTATATTGTTTTTGTCAATGGCGCTATAATGCGTGTTAAGACACAAACCAATAAGGTGAGTGTCTTTTTTTGTTGGGAAAAGGGGGGGATTACATGTCAAATAAAGATACCATCCTATCAAGGAAAAGCGCAGCAGAAGATTATTTAGCAGATAAAAGGGACTTATGGGATACATGCGAGGAGCTTTTTCATTCTCAAATAAATGATGAGTTATCAGATGGTACGAGATCAAAGATATTTGATCCTAAACTATCTACTCTTCTTCTAGATAGATCATATCGGGTTATGGGTCAAGTACCAGTAGGTGAGGTTAAGGGCATATCTAAAAACGATATAGGTGATGCAAAGTTAAAAAGTCTTCTTATTGATAAATATGTTGTTCCTAATGCCAAATCACAATTTGATTTCTTAACTAAAATGAGGATGGTTGACATGTACTCAAATGTTTATGGCAACTTCTTTACACTGGTTGATTGGAATATAGGCAAAAATGGATATATCGGTCCAGATGTTTGGCTTTTGAATATAAGAGATATATTCCCTCAAGTAGGGGCTGTTTCAATAGAGGATAGTGATTATATTATCGTTAGAACATGGAAACCTTATTCTTTCTTTGAAGGATTACTTGGAAAAAAGGGATACAAAAACATAAATAAAATACTTACTTTATTAAGAGAAAAAACAGGAAGCAAGGGAGACAGAGACACAAATAAAAGAAGCAAAAGAGAAGAAGATCAATATCCACAAGAACAATCAGCCAAGCAAAAAGGCTATTTTGAAGTGTTAACACAATTTGAAGGGGATAAATGGACTGATATTTGTGTAGACGCAGAAGGATTAACATTTCGGGAAATTGAAAATCCACACGATAACAACGAAATACCAATTACGTGTAAATACTCAATCCCCCTTTTAGATGATTTTATGGGGATGGGAGACATGGAGCGTGGGGCTCCTATGCAAAAGACAATTAACAGCGTATGGAATCTCTATCTTGATGCGGTTAAAATGAGTATTTACCCTCCTGTTATTATAAACAAAGACAATATTGGATCAGAGAGTAGCCTTAGAATGAAGGCAGCTCAAAAATGGCTTATGAGAGGCCCAAGTGGTCAAGATGCGGTAAGAACACTTAATCTATCACCACAAGGGATTTCAACATTTAATACTGTTTATCAAGTTGCAAATGCTTCTGTCTTGAACATGTTTGGGACATCTGACACCTCGGTTACAGCCCAAACAGATGCTGGGTTTGGTAAAACACCTCAGGGTCTACAAATGCAACAAGCAAGAGAAAATGCAAGGGATAGTACAGACAGGTTTTACATGGAAATGTATTTAAAAGACACTATGCGCAAGATGGTTAATCTTCTTGCTAAAAAGCAATCAAGTGCAATTACTTTAAGAATGTTTGAAGAGGAAATAGAAGAATTGGCAAGAGCGTACCCAGAGATTAAAGAAAACTATGATGAAGAAAAGGGAGAGTTAACCATTCCAAAAGGTAAATCAAACTCAACCCTTTATGATTATGAAATAGTCAGTGGGTCAACGTATGCTATAGATCAAAAACAGCAACAAGACAATTTAACTTCCATTTTAAATCTCTTCTTGAAAAACCCACAATTAATAGACGCTTTAAAAATGGATGGATACGAGATTAAAATAGGCGAGATATTTAGGAGGATAGTTGCAAGTAGTGGTATTCAAGACTGGGATAAGATGGTTGTGAAAATGACTGAAGAAGAAAATGGAGATGCAATTTTACAACAAGACGCTATGGTATTACAAAATGCTCTTTCACAAATACAGGGTAATATAAATCAGATACCACCTATGGGGAATATGGAACAACCAATAATGGAAGGGGTAAATGAACAATAAGCAGGCTATTAAGCCAGATTTATTTGTAAATAATTTTACCTTTCCTAAGGATCAAGAAGCCTTAGAAAAAGGAGCGTCAGAAGATGAAAGGTCGCTTTACTCTTTAAGTAGAACAGTAGGCTGGAAGATATTAAGCGAATATATAGAAGAGATCCTAACGAGACTAGATGATGTAAATACACAAGCCATAGAAAAGGGAGCTAGTTTTGAAGAAATAGGTAAGAATACGATTATTATAAACCAAACAAAAGGAATAATAGAACAAATAAAAAATAAAGTAAAGGATGCGGTTAGCGCATGTGAAGAGGAAAATGGACAATGAAAATGAAAAACAAGAAAGTGAAGTCCTTGACTTTACTAAACCAGATTACAAGTTTAATGCAGGTGGTATACATGAGTGGCGCCAAGAAGGTTATTACTTGGTTTGTAGGTCTTGTGAAATTACTCATGCCCAATGGATTGGTAAAGAGAAGATACTTGTCGGATTTACTGAAGAAAAGAAACCGCTCTTTAAAACACGTAAAGAATTAAACATGTCATAAGTTATTACTTAGATATAGATTATCTATCTCTAGGTAAGCACTTATGCTTCGTATCATCATACTACGTTACAGGTATGAGAAAGCAGGATCATGGACGATCCCAACATGGCGCAAAACGTAGACGCTGGGGAAGATACCAGTGTTTCAATTACGCCGATTGAAGAACCAAAAGCGACTGAGGAAGTAGAAGAACCCAAAGTTGAAGTGACGGCAGAGACTGCGGGCGAAACTATTGAAACAGTTGAAAGCCCTAAAAAGGGAGCAGAAGCAAGGATCAGAGAACTCAACGCTAGAGCTAAAAAAGCCGAAGCAGAGACAGAGGTGGAAAAGGAAAAAGCAGCATCTCTTGCGAAAAGAATTGAGGAACTCACAGGTTCAGTAGAACCACAGATGGAATATCCATCATTTACTCCTCAAGTTGAGCCAGGAGAAGAAATTACACCAGAACAGTATGAAATAGACATTATGCGAAAAGCTGATGCGTTAGTACAGTTAAGGTGGAAGCAGAAAGAGAGCCTTGATCGTATAAATTTAGGCGCTCAATCAGCCATAAAAACTTATCCACAACTTGATCCCGAAAGCGAGTCTTTTGATAGGGAGCTTTCAGACAGCGTTACTGAAGCGGTTGAAGGATATATAAGTAAAAATATCTACAATGCAGATGTCAAAAAGTTTGTTGACAAACTTATGAAACCCTATAACAGGGCAGTAACTAAGGAAGTAGGCAAGGTATCGGAAACTATAGCAAAGCAGGCTTCCGAAACCGCTCTTAGACCTACATCCGTTAAGTCAATAGATGAAGATGATAGTAACTTATCCATATCAGAACTTGAGAAAAAATATGGGGTAGTTTACTAAGAACTTTGCGCTTAAGTAGACTTACTTATTAAGGAGGCGATATATATGGCAGTTGTAGGATCGGGAATATATGGTGTAAGCAATCCAAACATTTCAACGGGTACATTAGCTCCTGCAATGGCAACGTACTATGAGAAGGTCTTTTTAGCACGAACTGAATATGAATTAGTTTTAGCAGAAGGCGCTCAAGTACGTACTCATCCAGCAAACGAGGGTAGGACAGTAAACTTCACTAGAATGAATCCATTTACTGTTATAACCACTCCGTTGGGAGAAATGTCAAACCCAGTCACTTGTGCTATCAACCTTTCAACAGTGTCAATGACACTTTCTGAATACGGTTTAACAACCTATACGGGAAGATTTGCTTCATTAACATCAATAGACTTCAATCAAAAAGAGGCAATCAGCACAATGGGACAAAACATGAGAGAGACACTAAACCAATTGGTTGGAGCTGAACTTCAAAATGGTACAGCCTTCTATGGTAACACTCACGCCATTGATACACTTGCGGCAGGTGATACTTTAGATGCTTGTGATATTAGGGCTATTGTTCAAACTCTTGAACTTAACAAAGCTATGAAATATAGCGATGGTATGTTCTTGGGCAAAACAGATCCTTATTCAAAGAAAAACCTTTTGGCAGATACAACTTGGGTAAACTCCAAGACGTACTCTGATGTTAAGGGTTTGTATGCGGGTAAAAGATCCATTTTGCCCCTATCCCTCAAATTCGGTGAAACGGATAATTCCGTAATACCGAGCGAAGCGGGTTACGATAATATCCAACTATCAATTCTTTACGGCTCTTTACTTGGGGACGGTTGTTTGTGGAAGCCAAAGCCGAAGATAATTAAAAGAAATGGAAAACAGTATGTTGGTAAAACACAGTCTTATCAGTTTGAAGAAGAACATACTGATAAACAGAAAGAATATATTGCTTGGAAAACAAAAATGTTTTCCCCATTTTCTATACTATCTGAAATAAACAGAAGTTTTGGCAAAACACATAAACTTATTATTCGTCCAGGAAGAGGGAAAAATCCTCTTAAAGAACAGCTAAATGAGCTTCATAGGGTTTTTTATCCTAACGGGAAGAAAATTCTTCCTTTGGGATTTGAAAAATCTCTTGATAAAATAGCTTTAGCTGTTTGGTTTTTTGACGATGGGGATTTAAACTTGTTTTCTGGTGAAGCAAAGAGTTTTGTTGATAGGTTAAAGTTGAAAAGAGTGGCTAGATTAGCCACAGGGAACTTTAACTACAAAGAGCAAAAGAGAATTATTAGGACTTTGCACAAAAAGTTTGGGATACAACCCAAGCTCATAAAAGAAAGAAGTTCTAATGATAGGAAATATTTTCGTTTAGTATTCCAAACAGGAAATGAAGCATTTGATAGGCTTCATAAGTTACTTTTAGAAGTAAAAGAACAACTTGATGTAAAAGGAATGGAATACAAAACACCTGAACGTGTAGAGACTAGGCGGGGGAGAGCTCCGTATTATCGGAGCTTGAGGTATAGTCCAAAGGTTAGTTTTTTAAACTAATAATGGAAATGGGTGAACTTTACGGAGTCAGATGGTTACTAAATGTTAATGTCATGTCGGGAACTGAGGCTACATCTACAGCGGCTTCAACCGTTGTTAGATTTTATAGCTACATTCATGGACGTGACTCATTTGGAACGTACGACTTGGAAAAGGACCAACCTAAGCTATACATCCTTCCGAATGCAGTAGACTCCAACTCACCTGCTGGTAGAGTTTCTACCATCTCTTGGGCTGGTGCATACGCAGCAAAATTACTTAATAGTAATTGGGTTATAGCGGCACGATTTACGGCAGCGTAAATTACTTGGTGGGGGAACCTCAAGAACCCTCACCAATCTTGAGGAGTAATTTATGACGAATATAGATCACGGAAGAAAATTTGATTTAGAGGAGTTATATAACGATAGAGAGAAATCAAAAAATGCTTACGAAAGGGATCAAATAGATAGAAGAATAAATAAAATAATGAGAGAAGCTGATTTGTATTATGAGGATAGGAAAGATCTAATTAAGGCGGTAAGGTCAGGAGATTTAAAATCAATAAACTATTTTCAACATAAAATAAATAAAAGAAAACAAGACATGACATATGGACACGATATTTCGTAAAAAAACAGACATACAGGAAATTGAGGAGAAACTACCAGAAGGTAAACAGCCCGACAGAACGCCAGTTGATGACAAGGTAGAAGTTCCATATTCAGAGTATGAACACACAAAGGGTCATCCATTTATCGTAGACTATTTTAATTTGGGTGGTACATGGGAAGATCCTCAGGGTGGTTTTTTAGAAGAAGTTACCAATATACAAGATTATATAAACTCATTAATAAATTCGGGGGAAATTAATAATAGCTTGAGTGCAGTAAAAAATAGATTAAAGGCAATGGAAAAAGAGAATAACTTAAAGGAAGAAGAAAGAATTATTGTAAAGATAGGCATTTTATCGGCGTATGCTAGATTTTTAAATGATAAAGATACTTTAAAAGGGAAGGTAAGAAAATATGGCACAAGATAGTCCACAAGCCAAATATAGTGAACAAAATGTATTAAATAATGTTTATGATACTGCGCTAAGAGTCTTGGCGGTGATGGCGTATCAATATGATGGTGTTAATGGTCAAGCTCCAGTTGCCGATTCAATGGCAACAAAAATTACTACATCGGGTTCTATAACTTATATTGGTATAGCAGCCCCAGGGACATTACAGGCAACAGCAAAATGGCAATGTAAAAAGATTGATGGGAGTGTTGCTGGAACTACGGTAATTACTTGGGCGGATAGTGGTAATTTTTCCCAAGTAGCTAGTGATTTAACTATACTTAATTATCAGTGAGGCATTGTGTTTTATATGATTATATAAGGGGATACAATCTTGTTAGGAGGTGTTTAGCATAGCTACCGTAACTATTGATAAAATAATTAAAGGTAACCTAGTTATGCACGATCACTCTGAAAGTGATCTTGGTTCTATTCTTGACTCCCGTTATGTCAATGTGGCTGGGGATACAATGAGTGGCGACCTTATTGTTCCAGATGAGGTTTACGGTTCTGGTTGGAATGGAAGTTTAGAAGTACCTACTAAAAATGCAGTATATGATAAGATTCAAAGTCTTGGTGGTGGTGGCGGTGGAGACGTTGTTGGTCCAGCTTCGGCGGTAGATGGAAATGTTGTTAAGTTTGATGGTATTACAGGAAAATTGATAAAAGATAGTGGGTTATCTCTTTCTGGGACAAATACAGGCGATCAAATAGTACCAACAAATGAGGCTGGTTCTACCAATAACTTTTTAACAGCGTATAATTCTACAACTGGAGCGTTTTCAAAAGCCCAACCAACATGGGCAAATATAGACAAAACTACTTCAAATATTGCTGATATTGCTACTAAATCTCACACTTCACTTTCTGATATTGGTACTAACACTCATACTCAAATAGATAGTCATATTTCTGCAACTGGTACTTCTGTACATGGTCTTGGAACGATGTCAACAGCTACTGAAACTGATTATGTAAAATTAGCGGGTAGAGTTGGTGGACAAACAATAATAGGAGGTACTGCTGCATCTAATAATCTTACTTTGCAAACAACTTCTAATGCTAGTAAAGGTTCATATATTCTTTCTGAATTAACTTCTAATGGTTTTGTTAAGACAGGTGGGGGGACAGGAACTTTATCTGTTGATACGAATACTTATTTAACAGGTAACCAAACAATAACATTATCTGGGGATGTATCTGGTTCTGGTACGACTGCAATTACAGCAACAATCGCCAATGATGCAGTTACTTATGCCAAAATCCAAAATGTTTCTGCAACAGATAAGGTTCTTGGTAGAAGTTCAGTAGGATCGGGAGATGTTGAAGAAATTGCTTGTACTTCTGCTGGAAGAGCCTTAATAGATGATGCTGATGCTGCTACCCAAAGAACCACTTTGGGTTTAGTTGCTAGTGGTACTGGTGATATATGGGTAGAAAAGGCTGGCGATACAATGACTGGCTCGTTATTCCTTCAGGCGAGTAACTTTTGCGAGATGGGTGTTAAAGCGTTTCATGATTCACTTCAGCCGGTATGTAGGGGCTACAGGGCAAGAGGGAGCGTGGCTTCACCAACGGCGGCTCAATCGGGGGATATACTTTTTGGCTTCGGTGGTTTTGGGTATGGGGCGACGGGTTTCGGCGGAGCGATGGTCGCTCAAATAAGATTCCTGGCGGCGGAGAATTTCACCGATTCGGCAATGGGGGCAAATATCATCTTTTTGACTGCCCCGATAGGGGGAACTAGCCCCTCTGAAAGAATGAGGGTTGAGGAGTCGGGTCATATCGGATTGGGGACAACCGCCCCATCTAATATCTGCCACGTCAAGGGTGCAGATAACACAAGTGCCATGCAGGTACAGATAAACGCTACTTCAGCAAATATCACCGCCTCTGACACTTTCATAGATTTTACCAACAGCACGGAAGTTGTAGTCGGCAACATTACGGGAACGGCGGTATCGGGAGTAATCGCTTATAACACCTTCACGGGTGGACACTATGTCCAACTTAAGAACGAGGACGAAAATCCGGAAGTAGGTATGATTTTAAGTGCAACTGGAGAATTGATTGCCAGTGAGGGAACGGAAACTCTGCCCCTTGTTAAATTATCTCGTGAAAGAAAAGAAAAGTCGGTATTCGGCGTCATGGCGGGGAAAATAGCGGAAAAATGTTTGAAAAATCACTTGGCGGGAGAACATTGCGACGAGAAGAAAGACGGCGGCGAACACCACACCTGCGACTTTGACAAAGGGGACAATTCTAAGGAACTCTACCAGGTTTTCGGTTTGGGGACTGGAGTGATATTGGTAACGGATACAAATGGGGATATTGAGGTTGGGGATTATATCCAGTCCAGCCCAGTGGCAGGGTTGGGAGAAAGACAAGACGATGATATTCTACATAATTATACGGTGGCAAAGGCAACCGAGAGTGTGGACTGGAGTAAGGAAACAATTAAGGAAAAATTAATTGCTTGTACTTATCATTGTAGTTAGGAGGTGAATTATATGGCTGATGAAGCGAAGGTAGAAAAACAACCAGAAAAAACACCAGTTCAGAGATTACAGGACTTTTTGGAGAAAGAGGGGTTGGTGATTATTGCCAGTCCATCATTTATTCCTAGCGGACACGGTACGTTTGAGATTGGGATTACGATAAATGTACAAATAAAAAGTCTTAATTAGTCAGTCTCTATACTGTATTATTAGTATATAAATTATAATATATGCGGTATTTTGTTACAGGATCAACAGGTTTTATAGGAAAAAACTTACTTGAGAAACTTCAAGATGAAGTCTACAGTTATAAACGAGGAGAGGATGTTTCCCTAGCATTACACAACTTCAACCCAAACGTAATTATTCATTTAGCTGGTGAAATTTACGATGAAAATAGCATGTTTTCTTCTAATACTTTCTTAACTTACCAGCTTCTTATGTCTTCTATAGATATTCCATATAAAGCATTTATTTACGTTGGTTCTTCCTCAGAATATGGGCGCAAAAACAATCCCATGAGTGAAACTGATTATCTTGATCCAACTAATTTATATGAAGCGACAAAGGGATGTGGGTCGCTTCTTTCTCTTGGTATTGCCAGAGAGTTTAAAAAACCAATAATGATTGCAAGGCCATTTAGTGTCTATGGTAAGTACGAACCAGAGAAAAGATTTATACCTACAATAATACGATGCTTAAAAAATAATCAGGAGCTTTCTATCTATTATGGTTATCACGATTTCATTTATGTAGATGATTTTATTAACGGTTTAATTATGCTTGCTCTTAATCCTGTCGGCGGAGAGGTTTTTAATTTTGGTTCAGGCGTACAGTTTTCTAATGAGGAAGTTGTAGAGAAAATTGAGAGAATTGCTAAAAAAAAGATAAACAAAAAATACATCAAGGGACTATTGAGAGCTTATGATACAAATAATTGGATCTGTGATAACAGAAAGGCGGTATCTATGGGGTGGAGGATAACAAAAAGCCTTTCAGAGGGATTATACGAGGTCATGGAGGGTATTAAAAATGAAAACAGAACTTGAAAAAAGATGTTTAGAACTTTCTTTTAAACACAATTTAAGTCATTTATCGTCTGTACTAACGTCTGTTAATTTAATAGACAAAATATATAGTGTTAAAAAAGATGACGAGCCATTTATTTTGTCAAATGGTCATGCAGCTCTTGCTTTATATGTTGTTTTAGAAAAGTACAAAGGGATAAACCCAGAGGATTACATTAAAAAATACGGTACACACCCAAATAGGTGTATAAAAGATGGTTTATATTGTTCTACGGGGAGTTTAGGTCAGGGAATAACAGTTGCCGTTGGTATGGCGATGGCAAATAGATCAAGAAATGTTTACGTTCTTACGTCAGATGGGGAAATGACAGAGGGTAGTTGTTGGGAGGCTTTAAGAATAGCAACAGAACTAAAACTAGAAAATCTAAGAATTACAGTCAATGCCAACGGGTATAGTGCATATAAAAAGGTTGACACAGACTGGCTTGATTTAAGAATGCAATACTTTTATCCATCTTTAGTTGTAAGAACTAACCTTTTTGACTATCCAGACTGGTTACAAGGATATGATGCCCATTATGTTAAGATGGATGAGAAAATGTATAGAGAGGCTTTATTATGATAACAAACATAAGAAGTAAATTCGGGGAAGAACTATATAAACAAATGGAAATTGACAAAGATATTTTTATTCTTACTGGGGATCTTGGATACAAGTTACTAGATAAACATAAAGAGGGTTTTCCAGATAGGGTTACAAACGTTGGGGCTTCGGAACAGGCAATGATAGGAATTGCCTGCGGCATGGCACTTGAGGGATTAAAGCCCTTTGTTTACTCAATAACTAATTTTCTAATATATAGACCGTTTGAGTGGATAAGAAACTATATAGATCACGAGAAAATACCAGTAAGATTAGTAGGAAGCGGTTTGGGGAAAGATTATGCTTACGATGGCTTTACTCACCAATGTGAGGACTTAAAACAGGTTTTAGATATATTTAAGAACATAAACCAATTATATCCTTCAAATGGGGAGGAGGTCTCTATTATGTTAGAGAAAATGGTTAAAGAAGATAAACCGTGGTTTATGGGTTTAAAAAGATAAAGGAGAAAAACATGAACAAGAAAGATGTGAAATCAAAACTAGGTGCCATATTCTATCCAATAGAAGACAATAATGGGAATAAAATACCGTTTGACTCTCTTTTTATACCCTATATTTACAAAGAGATTTATTTTGATGGGGTATATGTTGATATTTTAAATGGTAGAAGCGATATGACTATTATTGACGTAGGCGCAAATATCGGTGTTGTTACGCAACATCTAAGGGAACATGCCAAGAAACTTTATGCCATTGAACCATCATCCGAGCATTTTGAGGCCTTAAAAAGAAATAAAGAGTTTAATAATTGGGATAATGTAGAAATTTTTAATATAGCTATAGCGGGAAAAGACGGAATGGTGGAAATGAAGAAGAACGATAAAAACAGGACATGTAATTCTTACGTTTTAGAATATCAGGGAGAAAAAGAAACGGTTAAGGCATTGACATTTGAAACATTTATGAAAGAAAACAAAATAGATCAAGTTGACTTTTGCAAATTTGATGTAGAAGGGGCGGAAGATGACATTTTAAGATCAGATGGTTTTAAAAACGTAGCAGATAAAATAAAAGCTATTGAGATTGAGTTCCATTTCCCAACATGGACTCAACTTGCTGATTATTTACTTGATTTAGGATTTAAAGCAAGAAGATATAAAGCTGATGCAATAATTATTCTTTTTACTAGATAGGAGACTATGAGCACGTGTTTTTTTACTCTCGTAAACTCTAAGTATTATTATCCATCTGGGTGTCATATTCTAATAAATACGTTTAGACGCTTTCATCCAGATATTCCTTTAGTGGTGTATTCAGACGATATGATAGACAAAGTGTTTAGCGAAAAGAAAATAAACTTTTATAATGCTAAGCCTACCTTTGCTAAGTTATTAACTGATAAATATGATCTTGTGGTTAATATAGATTCTGATCATGTAATTACGGGGAGAATGGAAGCTATACTAGAAGGTAATTATGACGTAGCCTGCCCTACTAATCTAAATGATTATGAAAATGCGAGTTTTGACAATATAACTAACGAGATGTATTTGCAAGGTGGATTGGTTGCTTCCACAAGTAAGACTTTTTGGGATACATGGGAAAAACAGAATAGACTTGCAGACCTTTATATAAGGAAAGAAAATGACGTTATGAATAAGGTTATTTATGATAATAAGTTTAAATTAAAGATACTTGATAAAGATTATGGATATTATGGTTGTAAAAGTCTAAATAGAGAGGGTGAGTTTTATTTAGAGGGGAAAAAAGTAATGTGTAGAAAAGAACAGGTATTTGCGTATCATCACGCAAAAGGAGCTGTCTTTCCTAAACTTAATTTTGACAAAATGGGGTTTTCACGGGAAGTTAGAGACTATCTATGGTACATATCAACAGGATTTATAAATTCGGAGGTGCATAATGGCGTATAAACCATACAGTATTATAACTCCACCTTATGATCCCACTTCTGGGGGTATAAAGGTTATGTGGGGACTATATGGATATTTACTGGCAAAAGGCCATGTAGTCAATATAAACGTTTCCTATAATGACCCTAACTTTGTTGGTGTTTATCCAGAAATTTCTCATGGAAACAGTGCCAATGCAAAAACAGTCGTAAGATATATTTTAAATAAACCAGGGGTAATGGGTTCTAGTGATGGTAGGGGTAATATTATACCTGGGCCTACATCTTTTGATAAATCAGATATTCTTTTTTACTTTTCTCGTTTGTATGCTCCAGATGATATTGATAGCAACCATATTATGTTTTTACCAGTTATTAATACCTCACTCTTTAGAGATCAAAGGAGAAAAAGGGATAAAACATGTGTCTTTGTCGGTAAAGGTAAAAATACGTTTATACACCCGTCAGACGCCATACCAATAGATAGAACCACGGCCTCCGATCAGGGGAAATTAGCAGACTTATTAAACGAGTGTCATACTATGTATGGATATGATCCAGTAAGTGCTATGTATGAGGTAGCTCGTCTTTGTGGCGTAAGAGTAATACTTTCTCAAGATGTATATAGCAGGAAAGAATGGGAGAAGTACGAACCTGGTATGAATGGGATAAACTGGAATAAGGATGAGGGCATAAAACTTGATACTATTGAATTTAGGGAACATTACTTACAAATGATTAAAATATTTGAGGAACGTCTTGATTATTTTATATGGGAAACTCAAAAACAATGAAACAAATTAAAATCTTTTCACTTCCAAGTCATCAAACAAAAGAAAGAACAAGCGGAGTGGATTTCGTAAGAATAATCCAGCCAATGAAATACTTGAATGGATATACCACTGGTGAGTATACGTTTAAAGTAGACATGTTTGATATTAACGAAATAAATCAATCGGGTTGGGATAAGATTTCGCAAGAGTATGACATAGTATATCTTAACTATACAGTTCTTGATGTTCAATATGCGATTATGGGCTGTCTAGTGCATGGGAGGAATAAAAAGATAGTTATGGATTTAGACGATGCCATGTGGTATTTGGGTAAAGATAATATTGTTTATGACTCCATAAAAGAACTTGATGGAACATATAAACTTACTTGTATGTTAAATGATGTTGACCTGATAACAACGACAAACAGATATTTGAAAAATGTTATCACTAAGAACACAAATAGGTATCAAGATGCCATAAAGGTATTCCCTAATTATATTGATCTTTCTTTATATAACCATATCTCACCATTCAAAAATAATGGTCAGATAACACTTTTGCATTTTGGATCAACCTCTCATTTTGAAGACTTAAAAAACAAAGATTTTCTTGATGGAATTGATAAGATATTTTATGAATATCCCAATGTAAAGATTAAATTTATTGGTGCTTTTTTGTCTGAATTAAAGAACAAATGGGGGATACGGTGTGAACATGATTTTGGTGATGTTGATATTTATAAATGGGCGCAGAATAAATTTCCACAATACATAGACGAGGCAGATATAATAGTAGTGCCACTAAACGACAATATCTATAATCGGTGTAAGTCAGATATTAAGTTTTTAGAAATATCTTCTGCTAAAAAAGTAGGTATATTTTCAGGTACAAGACCTTATTTAGACACTATTGAACATGGTAAAACAGGCTTTATAGCCAATTCAAGACAAGATTGGTATACATATCTAAAACTACTGATAGACAATGCGGAAAAAAGGCGTGAAATAGGCGAGAATGCATATCACTTTATTAAAGAAAATAGACAAATACAAAACCACTTACAAGATTATGCAGAGATGTTTATACAACTACTCTCTTGACATAATCTTTTAGTGGAGTATAATTCCATTAGTCCTCGTTTACACAAGGTTGTAAATTAGACTCTAAAGCGATTTGTTTCGCTAAAGGGTCTTTTTTTATGGTAAAAAGGAGTGTTTATGCCAAAGGCTATTG